GGTCGCGCTTGACCACATAGCGGTCGAGACGGAAGACCCGCATGCCTCCCTCAGTCGGGAGGTAGATGAGGACGTTACCAGCAACGAGGAGCTGCTTCAGCGCTTCGAACGCGGACACACGGATTGCCGTGGTCTCGATCTCTGTCATCAGAGCGCGTTCGATCTTGTTCAGGCCCTTCTCGACCTCGGCTCTCATGCCCTTTCGCTTCGTCAGATTTTCGAGCGTGAAGTCGTCGATCATCAGACGGAAGAAAGGGGAGTTCGGAGGGAGAAGGGCCAGCAGGAGCTTGGAAGCCAAGTTGTTCACGCCTCGTGCGCCGATGCCCTGGAACGGGGTCGGGAGAGACGATGATTCGGAATGGCCAGCGGGAGGAAGGAGCGATGGGATTGTCAGCTTGGCGGATGCGCGGCCACGTTCGAGGACGGCCGATCTTGCTTGACTGAGCTGCTGATAACGACCGGAAGCAGTTTGCCCGGTCATTCTGGAACCTTATGCCTGAGGGACGTTGATCCCGGTTGCGCCGCTACCGACGCCTGCGTCGAGCGGGATGCGGAGACTGGAGCGACCCTTGCGCTTGGCCTTGATGGCTGCCTGCTCGGGAGACAGCTCGTCGGGTGTCTGGGGTGCTGACTGATTGACAGTGGCGGCAGGTTGGGCGGGCGGCGCTGCTTGAGCGACAGGCTCGACCTTCTGCGTCTTCACTTTCGGTGGGCACATTAAGAGAGAACCTTTTTGTTGATCACCGTCTCATTCTGACGGTTGTACTGTTCGAGGAGAAACCTCACGACAGCTCTCTCTCCACCCTTCCATCTGATCTCATCTAAGGAGGTGTTTAAGGAGGGAGTCCTCTCAGGGAACCTCTTATCGAGAGCCTCGACGAGGTCTTTGGGGATGTGTGGAAATCGATCTTGGTCGTCGACCATCGAGTTATCCTTAAGTGGGGGGTAATCGAAAATAGCCCTCGGGGCGGTCTTCACCCCAAGGATTTGATTGCTTCGACCAGCTCGTCTCGACGGTTGAAATCGAGGTAGATCGTGGCGGTTCGTGTCTGCAGAACGAGGTGGCCCCCCTTTCGGGAGACCTTCAGGTTGCTGGGCAGGTTCTCGTTCGTGTGGTCTTGGAGGTTGCTCACTGTGCCTTCGGAGCTTCCTGCACCGTGGTCGTCGGAACAGCTCCCGTTACCGGCGCCTGGGCGGCTGGTGCCGGTGCTGCAGCAGGAGCCTGCTCGGCCGGCTTCTCGTCTTCACCGAAGAGCCATTGGGCAATGCCGTAGCCGGCAATCGAGCCGACCATGCTGGAGAAGAAACCGCCGCCGCCGCTCGACTGGTTGATCGTGGTCGAGGAGTACGAACGGTAGCTCGGGCTGCTGTAGACCGGAGCAGGACGATAGGTCGTGGACGGTCGGCTATAACTCGTCGAGGGGCGGCTGTAGGTGGTCGTCGACCGGGATGAGAACGAGGAGGAAGAGCGGAAGCTGCTGCCACCACGGAAGCCGCCAAACGAGGAGCGGGCTTCAGCGATTGCAGGGGCCAGCGCGAGAATGGCAACAAGAGCGAAGGCCACGAGGCCGGAGAGGAACTTCATCATATTCACCTGTGGATTCAATTGGTTAAATGGACTGCGCGAGAAGAAGGGTCTTGCTGTAAAGCTCGCGAAGCGTTCCGTTATTGTGGACCATGTGGTGGAAGAGGTGGCCCGATAGCTTGCCCTCATATGCACCACCGACCTCCCGTGAGGGGTCAGCGCGGACGACCTGCACGAGCGTCCCACCAAGGGAAGCGATAAGGTCGTACTCGTTGGGGAAGCGGAGATCGTCGACCACCACGTCCAGCCCCTTGTCACGAAGCCCTTCGATCTTGGCGGCAGCCACCTTGGTCCAGAGGTCTTGATCGATGGCCTCCCTGCCCCAGTCGGTGCCCAGGGTCTGCATGATCTGGCGAGGTGTCACCGTCTTGAAGCCGGGGATCACGACTTCTTTCAGGTCACCCTCGATCATGCGCTCGACGGTCACGTCATCGAAACCCATCGAGCTGAGCAGACCACGGGCCATGTTCTTCAGGGGGCCGGCGAACTTCACCGATTGGTAGCCATGCCTGACCAAGGTACCGGCGACCTCGGACTTCCCGCTGCCGGCAGCATCGCTGTAGAGGGCGATCAGTTTGCCTTTGGTTGCCACAGGATTGGCTCCTTCTTCTTGAAGTCGTAATCAGACGCACGAAGAATGCGGGCCACGCGGGCCTGCGTCAGTGCATCGGTTTCGGTGAGCTTGGCTTTCTCGAAGGCGGCAAGCACCCTCGCCCAGCCTTCGGTCAGATCGAACTCGTCAATCGGGCCGAGGATCGTCTCAGCCTTCTTGGGGCCAATGCCAGGGCAGCCTGGGTAGCCGTCGGTGGCGTCACCCATGAGGGTCTGGTAGAGGTGCCAATAGTCGGCCTCCTGCTCGGAGTACTCGACGATCTTGGCTTTGCTGTCAGTGTACCGGCAGAACTTGCCGGGAACCGTCTTCATGTCCTTGTCGATGGAAACGATGATGCGCTCATCGGTCCCCTTCATGGTGGCGAGAATGCCCATGCAGTCATCGCCCTCAAGACCGGGACGGAAGTAAGCGCCTAGCTCATCGATCATCCACTGCTTGGTCTTCATGAGGACCAGAGGCTTCTTGATGTTCGAGCGGTTGCCCTTGTAGGTCGCCAGGACGGACTTGCGGAAATTGCCGAGGCTGTCGGTCAGGCAAAGCTTGCAGCTATCACCCTTCAGATCTTCCATCGTATCGTCGATGATCTGCTTGACCTTCTTCTGCACCTCGAACTCGTCGACGTGCCAAGTCCAGTAGCCGTCGCCCCAGTCAGTGGCCACCTCAAGGGACGAAGCGGCCACGTAGGCCACCACGTCCGCGTCGATGAGGAGGGTTCTAGTCATGGATGATGACGCCCTCCTCCGCTTCACTTGCCGTCCAGTTGACGTGGCCGACATAGCGGTATTCATCCGGGTACAGTTCCCGGTACGCGTCGTCGACCACATGGTGCGGCGGGCGTTCGTCCCAGATGATCGGGACCAGATCGTCGCCACTTTCGGTGCGGCCGAAGGTGACCCAGCGTTTGGTTGACATCAGCGTTTCCTCGCAAAGGTTTGATAAATTTGAAGGATCGCTCGATCCATCAGGGTGTTGGCGATGCCCTCGGCAACTGCGCGGTAGGCCACACGCTCGCGGGGTTCGCTGAGTTTGATCGGGTCGTCGATCTCAACCCTCGTGTCGAAGGTCTTGCCGTTGATCTTGAAGATCACGCGGACGTGGTCCTTTAAGTGCAGGACATCGCGGGCGGTATCGAGCGTCACGAACTCGACCTTGGTGTCCGCGATCTGGTGACCAACGATTTCCGTGATGGAGTCGTTGGCCTTGTCTTGCAGCTCGCCATAGAGGCGGGCCGCATCGGCAGCATCATTCGGCTGTTGATTGATGGTCATGTGATGGTGGTGGGTCGTGCGCCCACCGACGAACGTGCGGTCGAACATCAGGAGACTAAACTCACGATGTCGACGAGGATCGCCGCGATCAGGATTACCGACAGGATTTTGGCAGTGCGCTCAGTCATGGTGCAGCCCCGTCAGCGCGTAGTAGTGGGAGAGGCCGACCGGCGTGATCATCCACTTGCGGGAGTAAAGGCCGGTGGCGATGCGGGTCGTGAGGAACCCGTCGCTGGCTGCCATGGCAATCAGATCGGCATTCTCACGGGCGAAGTTTGATTTGGTCTTGAAGGGGTTCTCCAAGGCCTGCTTGAGGATTTCAATCATGGCGTTAGTGGGTTTCCTTCCAGTTGTTGCCGATCTTGAACTCGCCATCGATCGGACAACCGAAGGCGAAGAATGTCCCCGCAGCACGCATCCCCTCGACGACGATCTGACCCACCTCTTCCGCCAACTCAGGGCGGCACTCGGTTTGGATTTCGTCGTGGATGTGCGCCACGAAGGCGTAGTCGCGCCCAAAGACGTAACCACGGGTGGATAGTTCTCGATAAGCGAAGATCATCGCGGCCTTCGAGATCAGCGCGCCGGCAGATTGCAGGAGCGTGTTGAGGGCAGAGTGAGCTGAGCGAACGTTGAGCTTGCGACCGTCGAGGCCGACGAGCACGCCGCCTGCACCCGACTTGAACCACCACTGCTTGGCGCTGTCCTGTCGCCACATATGCTCGTAGGCGGGGTTGACGTTGAGCGGGCGGGCCTTCGGGACGAACCCGAGAACCTTCAGCTCGACGACTTCGCGGAGGCGGCGCAGTGCCGGGGTCTTCGCGAGGAACTGCCGCTTGAGCTTCTTACCGATGCGCTTCTGCTCCTCAGGGGGTGCGTCAGGCGCTACGATGCTTCCGATCTTCTGGTCACCTGCCCCATAGAGGAAGGCGTAGATAAACGTCTTGGCATCGTTGCGGGTCGGCAGACCGGCAGCGTTCTGGTTTACGGTATGGATGTCCCCTTCGAGGACGATGCGCCCGTATTCCCCTCCATCAAAGAGGGCCATGAAATGGGCGAGGCACCGAAGCTCAAGGCCAGATAGGTCGGCCCCCACCAGAACCCACCGCGAGGTAGTTGTGAATAGCGCCCGGCACTCTGCGCCGAAAGGGCTGCCCACACGCGGCACCTGAGCGACGTTCGGATTGCTATGGGTGCAACGGCCGGTGACTGCTCCGTTGGTGTTGACGGAGCCATGGATGCGTCCTTTCTTGACCAGCTTCAGCCAGGCCTGATCGCCCTCGGCCAATTGACCGATGCGTTTCTCGACGAGGAAGTGTTCGGCTAGCACCTTTGCTTGAGCGTAGGGCAACGCCTGGAGGATCGTTTCATCGATCTTCGGTTGACCGGAAGGAGTGAACTCCTGCGGTACCCAGCCCATGGCTTGCAGGCGGTCTGCAATCATTTGCCGGGAGGATGGGTTGAACTCGACCATCCACTTCTTCGTGAACGGCTCGCCCTTCACATAGCCGCGCTGCTTGTTGTTGACCTTCGGAATGAACACCTCGGTCTTCTCGACCGGGGGGAAGGCAACCTGCAGCTCACGAGCTATTTCCAGCCGTCGCGTGACGAGCTGGCTGTAGAGCTTGATGGCTTCCTCCTCGTTGAAGGCGAAGCCGTGGCGCTCTTGCATGGCGATGATCTTGCAGAACTCATGCTCGATCCAAAGGGACTTCGGGGAAGGCTCCTTCTTCTTGATGCGGGCGTAGAACTGGGCAGTGACTTCAACGTCCTGCTCGCAGTAAGTCTGCATTTCAGGCGACCAGTAGCGCCAGTCGGAGGTCTCACCGAAGTCACCCTTCAGCACCCCGAGGCGGTAGCCCCAGGCCTTCAGGGAGTGGGAGCCAACCAGCTTGCCGGGGTAGCCCTTGCGCACCTGCTTCAGATCGTGCTCGGCGATGTCAGACCAGATCAGGCGGGAGCAGACCAAGGTGTCGATGATCAAGCCTTTCGGCTGAAACCAAGGGAACACCTTCTGCAATGCCGGGATGTCGAACTTGATGATGTTGTGACCGATGATGACATCGGCGTCCATCAGGGCATGTAACGCTTCCTCGACGGACCAGTCGGTGATGATCGTGGGATCATCCGAGCTGTGCTCGTTCGAGGTCGCGGAGATCGTGAAGCCACTGCTGGGGTCACGCATGACCAACGAGTGGACCTCATCAAGAGTGTCCAGCAGCCCGTTGGTTTCGCAGTCGAAGATATAGGTTGAAGGCGCAGGCGCGTCGATTGTCGACCCGTCTGGCCAATGCCAAGTGAAGTCCATGTTGTCCTCTCGCCGGAGTAACTATTCACGGGTGGATTGTTTTGGTTAAAAGGGGGTGCTCTCGTCCTTGAAGTCAGAGCCGGTCTCGTCCCCAAACTCGATGCTGGTTTCGTAGAGCATGCCGGTTTCGCGCTCGTAGCCGAGGTAGATCACCTCGCCTGTGGCTTGGCCGGTGTAGCGATCCTTCAGTACACGGAAGGTTGTCACCGCACGGAGACGCTCGTCCTCGTGCTGCTGATCGCGTTCGAGACCGAACATATAGTGGCACCAGAAGCCGATGGCTCGGCTTCCCTTGAAGTGCCTGATCATGACGCGGCCACCCTCTTCGTGAGGTTTGCCTTCGGGGGTGGCGAGGTGCGAAACGAGGTGGATGATGATGCCCAGCTCCTTGGCCAGGGCAGCCATCTCGGCCATGATCTGCTCAAGGGCTTTACGTTCGTCATCCTCGGCAGCCGCAAGGGCTGTGAGGTGGTCGATGTAGAAGACCTTCACGTCCTCGCTGTGGGCAAGGTAGCGGATGGTTTCGCGGATAACGCTCCACTCGGTCGCACCAAAGCTGTCGTAGAAGAACAGCATGTCTTGATCGAGCTTATCGAGCGCTTCGTCCAGCTCAGCATCAGTCCATCCATCATCTGGGATATGGAACCGACGCTTGGCGAACTTGCCTGCCAACCGCTTTGCTGTCTCGGTCGGCATCTGTTCGAGGAAGAACACGCCCACCTTCTGTCCCAACTCGGTGACATCGAAGGTGATCTGCTGGGTGAGGAAGTCGGTCTTGCCGATACCGGTACCCGCGCCGAAGGCATAGACCTCGCCCCAACGGCGACCATAGGTAAGCTTGGTCAGGCGATCACAGAACCACCGAAGGCCCATCTCGATAGGCTGACGAGCGGCTTCCTTGATGTCCTTGAATGCGACCACGCCATCGGGCCGATAGACCTGAGCCTGCCAAATCGCCGTGATGATCTCGTCCCCCTTCCCTGCCATGAGCAGAGCGTTGGGGTCTTTGTCCGGTAGTCGGGCGATCTTGCACTTACCTGGGGGAAAGAGCGCAGCACACGCGGCTGCAGCTTCGCGCCCTGGCTCGTCCATATCGAACATCAGGACGACCTCCTCGAAGGTGGTGAGCCATTCGAGTGCTGCAGACAGGGCTTTCTTTGCCGACTGAGCGCCATTCTGGATGGACACGACAGGCCACTTGTTACCCTGCACTTGGCTGACCGACAGAGCGTCGATCTCGCCTTCGGTGATGACGACCTTGCGGCCACCACCACTCCAGAGGTTCTGTCCGAAGAGCAGCGCCGGCTTCATGTTGCCGGTGACCGTGAAGGTCTTGTCAGCGAAGCGTACCTTCTGCGCCGTGAGGTTTCCCTCGTCGTCGTAGTAAGGGGCAATGTGGACGAGCTGGTCCTTGAAATGACCGATCTGGTAGCCGAACTTGCGGCAGGTTTCTTCGGTAATGCCGCGCTTCAAAAGGGCACGGTATTCCCCGCCCGAGATAAGTTCTCGCGACATCTTTGATTTCCTTGGGGTTTGGGGAACGGAGCCATCTCCCGGCTCGTAGTAGTCACAGCCGAAGCAATGACCGTGGCCGTCCGAGTAGCGGCCAAGATTGTCCCTTGAGCCGCACGCGGGGCATGGCTCCTTACGAACGAAGGAGCTTTCTGACATTGGGGGTTAGAGCCGCTCCGACTTATCGAGAGCGACTCCTATTGCGATCCAAAATAGCGCCACGACGACGCCGATCAGCGGGCCGAAGGCTACGAACGCAGCGCCGGTCGATCCCGCAACGATGATCGCGATGGCCACAACAGTGGCGATGTAGATCGCGCTGAGGATTGTGTATCCCAAGTGCTTCATGCGCCGACCCTTCCTGCCTTGCGGAGGGCGTACTCGGCGTAGACCTTGCCGTTGACATCGGTCTTGATCGTCGAGGTGACCTTGTGGCCAGCCTTCTTGATTTCGAGGATGCGGGCCGCGAGGCGCTCGACGCCGAACAACTGACGGGCCACAAGCGGGGTAATCGAATTGCCGGCCAGGAGGTACTTGACGAGGCGGTCGCACTGGCTGCCCGACTGGAAGACGATGGTCTTGACCTTCGGGGTTGCCTTCTTGACAGCCTCGACGGGGTCGACCTTGACCAGCGTGAGGTCAGCGATCGGTACGAACTGGGTGTGCCCAAGGCTGGCCACCAAGACCGTGACATAGCCGTCTCTGCCGGCGTGGTCGATTGTACCCTGCTGGTTGGCAAAGCCGTGGTCATAGTAGAAGGCTGGATTGCTGCGCGCATCGAAGGCGCACATCTGGACCGTGTCGCCAAACTTGAAGGGGTTGACCAGCTCCAGGCTGGCGGCACGCGACCAGCGGCAGAAGTCGTACTTGGCGTGGCCGGCGCAATCGTGCCGCAGGCCCGTGCTGTTCTCGAACTCGACGGCCAGCGACTTGCCATTGGTGTGGACGTAAACGATGCGGCCATTGCCGTATTCGGGGTGGTCTTTGTGGCGGACGTGTGCGCCAGCAACGAAAGTGTTCATGTGATCTCTCGGATGTTGAGGTCGTAAAAACGAAAAGACCCCCACGGAGGGAACCGTGAGGGCCAGTTGGAGGTCAGCTTAAGTGGGTGGTATTCAGCCTGGGAGGCGGATGACCTGACCGAGCTTCAGCTTCGCCGGGTCGACGTGCGGGTTGACCTTGAGGATCGCCTCGACGGTCGTGCCGTACTTCTTCGCCAGACTGAAAATCGTGGGGGTGGCGCTGGTGATCTCGACTGCTCGGGCGTCCGGTTCAGCCGGCACATGTGAGGTCTCGAAGACACCAGTTTCGTTGATCCATTTGCGGGTATCGAACGAGGGGCAGTCCTTCTTCACGCCTGGGAAATCCCGGTGTCCCTGCACGGTGACGCCTGGATATTTGGAGCGGAGTTCGCGGAGCTTGATAGCGAGCGTGGCAAACTGGGCCGGGGTGAAGTTGTTCTCGGCCTTGCCTTTGGCATCAACACCGCCCACGAGGCAGATGCCGATTGAATTGGAGTTGTGGTTCTCGACGTGAGCGCCGACCACATTCTCGGGTCGACCGAGTTCCACCGTGCCATCACGGCGGATGACGAAGTGGTAGCCGATATCGATCCAGCCCTTCTCGCGATGCCATTGGCGGATTTCCTTCGCGCCGATGTCCATCTTGGGCTGCGTGGCCGAGCAATGCACGACGAGGTAGGAGGTCACCTTTCGAGGTGTGAACATGCTACTCATCGATCCATTCCTGGGGGATGATCTTCGCCGCGAACTTGAAGCCATGTTTCAGGCACCAGTCGGCGTAGGTTGTTTGTGAGCTCTTGGAGATGCGGGCTTTGGGGTTCGAGAAGACGAACCGGATGTCCAGCTCAGGGTGCTGCGTCTTGACCAACAGATGCTTCTGCCGGTCCTCGGTGACGAAGCGCCCCTTGGTCTCAATGAAGATACCGTTCGGGAGCTGGAAGTCTGGGGTGTATTTCGCCTTCCGCTCGGGCTTGACGTAAGGGATGACAACCTCCTCGTAACGCGGGTCAATGCCCTGCGCCCTTAGTTGGTCGCCCACCTTGTCCTCAAGACCGGAGCGGAAGCCTTCTCGAATACCCACCGCGCGCAGTCCTGCTGCGGATGTGCGGTAGGTCATGTGATCCTTAGAACGGGATGTCGTCGTCGATGGTCTTCGAGGAGTTGTCCTCGCCGCTCTCATCACCGAAACCGCTTTCGTTCTCTTCGGTCGCCGGCTCTTCGTATTCGTAGCCATCTTCGGCGCCGAAGCCGTAGCTCGATGCGGAGCGCTGACCACCCGAGACCAGCTCGATGATCTGGATAGCCTTCAGCTTCAGCTTGAGGCCGGCTGCGCCAGTGCCCGGGATGAAGTACGGCTGGCACTCGAACGAGACCTTCGCCTCGGTGCCTGACCAGATCTCGGGGACCTTGGTCATCGGCTTGCCCTTGGCGTCGAAGATCGCCGGCTTTGCCGACCACTTCGTCTTGTCCTTGCGCTCGCCGCTCGCCGCCATCGCGAACTTGAACTCGATGTAGCCGGTCGGCTGCTCGGTTTCCTGGTCGTAGAGGGTGGTGAAGAGGTCGTTCTCGGTGACCTTGCCGAGCTTCTTACGAGTCTCGATCTTCAGTTCCTTGAACTTGGCCGCAGCCTCCTCCATTGCGGCCTGATAATGCGGCATCAGGGCGGCGATGAAGGCCTTGGTTGCGGGTGCGTCAGCTTCGAGTACCTGCTTGGTAGAGTACTCGCCGTTCGGCTTCGGGTATTCCTTCGTGCCGTAGTCGACCTTGTCGATCTTCGGAAACTTCAGGGGG